CCGGGGCCGGACGGGGCCGGGGGCCTGGACGGGGCCGGGGGCCTGGACGGGGCCGGGGGCCTGGACGGGGCCGGGGGCCTGGACGGGGCCGGGGGCCTGGACGGGGCCGGGGGCCGGGACGGGCCGGGGGCCGGAATTCAAGGAGCGGGGACACGTTCCGGGATTACCCCGGACACGGGAGCGGACTTTTGTCCGCGTCCCCGCTTTTCCTAGCCACTAGGCGGGACTTTTGTCCGCTTGCCTTGGCTTGCTAAGGGCCGGACTTTTGTCCGCTTGCCTTGGCAACGGGAAGCCCCGTGACGCATAAAGCGGACACGGGGCGGAACTGACGGCCGAACGGCCGGGACACTATGCGGAAAGCATGAGGAAGAAGAGGGCGTAAAGCAGGACGGCCGCAATTACCCCGCAGAAAATGTCTTTCACTTTCCGCCCCCCACGTTCCGCAAACGTTCCCGCAATGCGGCCGCAAACGCGGAAGGTTCCAACTCAACGCAAGGGCCGGAAATAAATTCCGTGATGCTCCTATCCGTGGTTCGGGAATAATAATTCCGGGGCGTGCAAACAAACGAACCGTCCGGGAGCCGATAGGCAACGGCCGTCAAATAGGAAATCAGAATTGAAATCCCGCAAACGTCCGCAACTGACGCGGAAACTTGCGGGGTAGCTTTAACGTCCCCAAGTCCCCGGGCGGCCGGAAGGACAGGAAGGAAATCCCGCAAAGCAATTCCGGCCCTCTTCCGCCGTTCTGCATTTGCTTTTGAAAGGACGTACCCAAGCGGCCCGGAATGAGAGAATTTTTCGGAGTTCATTCGGATTTAGTAAGAGAGGGAACGAAGGGAAAGAACGGCCGCTTTCACAGCTTCATTCAATTTTTCGGCACTTGCTCCGAGGATTGAAAAATTGGAAATCTGATTTTCGATTGAAACGTTTTCCGCTTCTTTTTCCGCAATTTCCGTTTCCGTGTTCGCCCGGTATTCGGGGGCGTTATTTTCCCGGACGTTGAGTTCATGCTTTTCCCGAACTGTCCCGAAAATAATGCGGGACCTTTCTTCCGCGTGTCCGTCAATTCGCATTTGAATTTCAGAAACCAAACGTTGAAAAAACGGAACGGCCGTTTCCAAGGAATAGTCTAAGGCGGGAACGGCGGGGACGTGTTCCACGGCAAACGTAGGGGCAAGAACGGCCGCAAATTCCCCGCCTAAGTCTTTCGCAACGTCCACACGGTGACAGCCACAAGACACCAAACGGACAGGGGTGAATTCCGGGGTGGAATAATTGCGGACAGTTACGGGACCGTAACGGTTCCGCAGCTCCTTCCGTTCCCCTTTCAAAAAGGCCAACAATTCGGCCGGGGTAAATTCGGCCCGGACGTTTGAAGAAAGAAGCAATTCCCCGGCCGCGGAAACGGCCGCGGAGTAATTAGCTCGACAGATTTCCGGGACGGTACGGGCCGGAATTCCGGGGAAGTATGGTTTAACTTCGTTCGGGCTATAGCGATTTGCGGAACCGTAGTTCCCCGCAAGTTCATCAATTTCAGTAGGTGTCGGGAGTTCCAATTTCGGGACTTCCGCCCCCATTGCGGCCGCAAGCCAACCTTGGGCCGTTGCCTTGTCTTTCTCTTTTTCGGAAGATTTTTCGTCAATGAGCGAAAGCTGATTTGAAGAATAAGTCCGCAGTCTTTCATGCGCGGCCCGGAAATCAAATTCGGCTTCGTTTTTGATTCGTTCCCGAAGGTAAACCAAACGGCTTTCATTAGAATAAATTGAGGACTTCAAATTCTTCAATTTTTCGGAAATCGCCTTTCCCCGAAGCCACTGTTCGCCCGTAAGGGTACCGGAAAAATTCCGCAGAAAATCCCGGAGTTTGTCCTGTTCACTGCCGAATTTCGGGGACCAAATTCCGGGAAGGTTTTCCCCGGCCGGACTTGCGCAATAACGTTCCGTTTTTTCCCCGGCCCCCCCAAGGATAACGGCCCGGAGTGTGTCATAAGCATCAGAGTTCCCGGAACGTGTCTGGGAAGACTTTAGGTCCCCGTCCCGGTAGTGAACCGCGTGCAAACGATAACTTCCGTGACTCAAAAACAATTCCGTGAATGTGACGTGTCCGAGCCTAGTAACAATCAGTTCAGACTTCCCGGCCGTAAGCCTGAATTTCCCGTCCCGGCCTCTCAAATAATCAACTAGCGAAATCAATTTCGGACTAGTGAAATTCACGCTCATTCCGTGGTCGGAAAGGTGTTTCAAATTATCAACTAGCAAAGAAGGAAAGCGATATGCCTTCACTTCGGAATTTCCTGACAATACCAATGGTGTGTTTGTTTGCATTTTTGCGTTTTTTTACGGGGGGCGGGATTGCCCCCTGAAAATGAGTAATGCGAATTCCTGGTTTTCAGTCAATCCGGTTTTTGCCGTTTTTCTTTTTTTCCCGTTTCTGTCTCCACTTCCTGGTTTTGTATGTACGGTTTAGCATGGTATTATCCCGTTGCATCCCCCCCCCTTGGGGGGTGGGGGATTGCAACGGAGAGAATGCCATTGCAAACCAAACCAGGCGAAAAGTCTGAACCAATCAAAACCAATCAAACCAAAAGCGGGAAGCTCCTAGACTTCCGGGGCCGGAATTTTTTCCCTTTATGCGTCGCCTGGCATGGCGAAAACCAAAAACCAAACGTTCCCCGCAAGCGTAGGGCCGGACGGCCTGCAATGGCGCAAGGACAGCCAAGAACAGGCAAGGGCGAACGGGATAGACTGTCCGGCCCGTTCCGGGCCGGACAGCCCCCGGAGGTGGGGGGGTACCCCGGAACTAGGGTATAGGGTAAAAACGGGTGATACCCCCTTCACAAATCGGTTCACACAAAGCGCAAATTCACACTACGCAATAAAACAACTTAAAACATTGTTATGCAACGGCTACAAAAGCGCCGCAAGATCAACACAACAGAAGAATAGTTATTCTGTTGGGAGTAGTTATCTCTCCCGGTTTAGGGTAAACCGGGAGAGATAACGCACGGTAATGCCTTATCCGTGCGTTTCAGATTCCGCATTTGCGGAGGTTGCGGAGGGTGGAAAGTCGGAGTCTAATGTCACGCGAGCAGGTCGCATGACCTGCGATCCGCCAGAATCGCCAGAAACGCCAGAATTGATTCCGGCGGCCTACGAGCGCACCCGTTTTAGGGTAAACCGGGAGAAGCAACACCCTTGGGGTGTGGCAGGGGTGTGGTCGGGGTGTAGGGGTGTTACGAGCAGGTCGCATGACCTGCGTATGTGTTGATTGGGCCAGGCATAAATGCTGGGTGACTAAACCAAAAATCTATTGACAGTAAAAAACGTGGGGTCTGGATGAGTGGGCAATGAAGAAATTCAAGACAGACCGGGAGCTGTGCGAGTGGATTAAATTTCAATCTGAAGATGACGAGGTATTGATCATTGATGGATTCTGCGAAGAGTTTGTTGGGTTGCAGCGCAACGAGCACGGCGACAATGTTGCGGTGTACAATGAAGAGGGTATTATTGTTAATTTAATAAAGCAGGGCATGAGTTTGGAATACGTTGATGAGTATTACCGCTTCAACATTTTAGGACTTCAGCTTGGTCCCCGAACGCCAAAGTTCATCTGCATACCTGAATCAGAGATTTCCTATGAATCATCTTTGTCCTGAGTGTCGGTCGAACGGGGTGATGGCGATTGAGGGTGGCCTGACTTGTTATTTGGCTCACGGCGGGTCGATGGAGGGGTGGGCAAACAAAAACAGCATCAGGTATGTTGGTGATGAATTTGATATGTTGATCAAAGTGGAGGTGGACGAATCGGTTGAATTTTAATGGACGCAAAACTTACAAAGGCTGAAGAGGCTGGAAAGGTGGCTGTATCCTCACGGATGCCGGTCGAGAAACTTGTGCAGATCCAGGTTCTGGTTGATCGAGGCAACACGGATCAGCAGATCATGGACATCAGTGGCCTGCCGTTGTCGGACATCCAGGAAATCATCACGGTGGAGGGTTGGAGGAACAATGTATTGCTGACGCCTGAGCAGGCGGTGGTGGCATTGGAGAACCGCAACGTGCTGTTGAAGCGGTGGGAGCGGGCGATCGGGGCGCAGGCCCGATTCCTGTCCTTTCACGGCCTTCAGATGGCGGCGGGCGCAAAGACGCCACGAGACTTCAAGGATGCGGCGCAAGGCACGAAGCTGATGGTTGATATAGCGCGTGAAGCGGAGGGCATGGATGGGAAGGAGAAGAAGTCCTTGGCTGGATCTGGCAGCGTGATTTCGATGTTCTACATTGAGGCACCGCTGGAGCCTCGCCGGAAGGTGGAAGAGAATGTAACCCCTGTTGAGGCAACCCCTGTAAAAAACGAAAATGAACAAGTTGAGTTCTAGGCAAAAGGCATGGCAGGACCGGAAGCACGCGGCTGGTCTGTGCGAGATCTGCGGCAAGGAGGATTTCCTGCCTGGGTCACGGCATTGTTGTGGGTGCCTTGAGCGGAGGGCGGCTCGCAAGCGAATTTCCTGTGGGTTCAACAAGTGGAAGCCCGGCAGTCCTGGTCGTCCACCAAAGGTTCGTCCTGTTCAAAATGAAAAAGAAGCCTGAGATGATTGGGGCTCAGAAGCGCACCTGCCTGCCTGGTGGGTTTGCCGTTACGAGCAAGCGGGCAAAGAATCCGCTAATGGCTGACGAGACGATTAGTGCGGCGAACAAGGCCCTATACCGCCTGAAGGGTCATGCGGAGATGTATAGCGACAACTTTGGGTTTGGTTCGTTTCGACAGAAGCGAATTGACGTTAAGGGCAACCCTCCCTAAAAACCCCCCATGATCCAGCTCACTCTTGGTCAGGCCCGGCCTGAAGTTGCCCGCATTTGCGGTGATTCAGGTATGACCGTTACGGATGATGCGGTTGTGGGCCGTATCAATCGTGCCGTTCAGGAATTGATGAACGAGGGTGAGTTCCCGAATATCGTTGATCGCTGGCATATCGTGGCTGAAGACGGCATGGTGGTGCTGCCTTCGTTCCTCGATCGGCTGATGCAGATCAATGTGCGTGGTCGTCCCCAGACGATTGCGAGCCCGTGGTATCAGTTCGTTGCCTATGGGCCTGGCACCCGCGAGGATCAGCAGGGCTTCGGGCGCTGGTGGACGGATGACGGGATGATTCTCGATCGTGGCGAACACCCGGTAAAGGTTGAGGTTCCTGTGATTGCAGGTCCGTGGTACTTGCGGGTATATACGGCTGTGTCTGAGGGCGCGACTCCTCCCTATTGCACAATCCAGGGTACGGATGAGAACGGTGAGATTATCCGCACCGAGGTTGATTCTGTTTGGATCAATGGTGAGCAGATTGCTTTGGACGCTGACGAAGCCTACGTTCAATCAACCAAGGAATTTGCCTCGATCACGGCGTTCACGAAGCCTGAGACGAACGGGTACATTCGGCTGACGGCGTGGAACGGCTCGATCGAAATTGATCTGTCGAACTACGCGCCATACGACACAACCCCATCGTACCATCATTACTTCAGCCAGTGGCTCAACGACCTTACGGCACCGACCGATTCTCCTCTGCGGGTGATTCAGGCGCGGTGCCGGAAGCGGTATGTGAAGGTGCGCGAGGATACTGATTTGCTGCTGATCTCAAACCTACCTGCTTTGTCGGAGATGGTAATTGCCCAGTACAAGCGCGACTCGGACGATATGCAGAGTTACGCGGCTCACAAGCAGACGGCGGTGGACCTGATGGTAAAGGAAGCGAACTCCTACCGTGGCAAGAGCCGTCTGCCTGGCCTTACTTTCCAGCGCGGGTTTGCGGTGGGCTCAGACATTCCGGCGCTCCGATGAGCTATGTCTGGCAGAACAGTAGATTTTGCGTCGAGTACCCAATGGGACACAATTTTTGGAAGGCCGACGTTGTTTCCGCCTGAGCCGCACCGTCATTTTATTTCAGATATTGCTGGTGATGGGGCTGTTGAAGCCCAGACAATCCTGTGGTCTGTTACTGAATTAAGGTTTTTTCTTGGTCCTATAACGCGAGGTCCGCAGGGTCCGTATGGGCCACAAGGTGCGCAGGGACCACAGGGGAATACTGGTAATCAGGGTCCGCAAGGTGGTCAAGGGGCGCAAGGTGCTGGTGGTCCGCAAGGCGCTCAAGGCGGTCAGGGGTCATACGGCAATCAAGGAAATCAAGGAGCAAACGGTGCTCAAGGTCCGCTTGGGGCTCAAGGAGCACAAGGCAATGATGGAAATCGAGGTAACCAAGGCTACCCAGGTAATACTGGAAACCAAGGAAACCCAGGTCCAAAAGGCAATCAAGGAGATACCGGAAACCAAGGATCGCAGGGTCCGCAGGGAGATGATGGAAATCGTGGCTATAAGGGATCTACTGGTCCTCAAGGAGTAGATGGCGATACTGGAGGTGCTGGCGTAGATGGACCACAAGGGCCACCAGGTGGATGCCTTATTAATGAAACAGGGTGCTGCGAAATTGGAGCAGAATGGGGATACCAAATGGGATATTGCTCAGGATGGTATGAAGCAATGAATTTTCACGGCTGTGGCTTTTAATTCAAGAATTTCTGATTTTGCTTCGATTAGCCCGTGGAGGTTTATTTTTGGGAAACCAAAAACATTTCCACCGGAACCTCATCGTGAAAATGTGTCTGATTTTTTGCGTTCTGGCGCAAAAAATAATCAAACAATAGGTTGGGATTCATCTACCAACACGTTCATTCCTTGGACTCAACCATCTGGTTATCCTGGTTCTGCTGGATTGCCAGGCGCTCAAGGGCCTGGTGGATCTCAGGGATCTCAAGGATCACATGGTTCTACTGGCTCAGGTGGATCTCAAGGATCTACTGGTTCCGGTGGATCAGGTGGATCACAGGGTGCAGATGGAGCAGGAGGAAATGGTGGATCTCAAGGTGGTCAGGGACCGTATGGACACGGAGGAAATCAAGGTCAGAACGGATACCCTGGAAGGCAGGGAGACACTGGAAATACAGGAAATAGCGGAGACACGGGAGATAATGGAGCTAAAGGACCAAAAGGATTTCCTGGAAATCGAGGAAACCAAGGCCCTAAGGGAGATACCGGAAATCAAGGGTCTTTGGGTATTACTGGTCCTCAAGGTCCAAGAGGGCCAACTGGTCCTATAGGAGAAACGGGAAATTGCTATGATTGCTGCAATAGTTTTAATCTTTGTGAGGAATCGGAAAGATTATTTCCTGGAAACGTTGATCAAGGATACAATGCAGGTGAAGCAACGTATTCTATTCATGGTTGCCAGCCTTGCGAGTATGGAGCGCAAGGTTTCCCTGGGCCAACTTGCGTTCCAACGGAGTGATTAAATCACATGAGGACTGTTGATTACGCTACGGTTGTTCCTTGGAATGGAATTGTTGGAAAACCTCTGCTTTTCCCGCCAACAAATCATAAAATTGAAATAGCCTCAATAAAAGCTCTTGACGGTACTCAAGATAAAGCATTGATGGTTTATCGTGATGTTGCGAATGGATGGGTTGCAATTCCTTCAGAGCAAATTCCCGGTGCGCCAGGTGCTGCCGGTATTGATGGAGCGCAAGGTGCTCAGGGAAGCCAAGGATCACAAGGAGCGCAGGGTTCTCAAGGAAGTCAGGGTCCGCAAGGATCTCAAGGTTCACAAGGTGCTCAAGGCCCACAAGGAAATCAAGGTCCACAGGGACCGCAAGGATCGCAAGGGAATCAGGGTCCGCAGGGGTCTCAAGGTCCACAAGGGGATGAAGGATCGCAAGGTACGCAAGGATCACAAGGCCCTCAGGGTTCACAAGGTTCTCAAGGGTCTAAAGGGCCTCCTGGAGATGATGGCGATAAAGGGCCTCAAGGATACCAAGGAGTTAGTGGTGATCTTGGACCACAAGGGCCAGATGGTTACACAGGCCCATACGGACCAGATGGATACGAAGGGCCACAAGGAGCTTACTGGAACCCACAAATTTCATAATGATTAATAGCCGACCTAAAATCAGCGTTATCACCCCCACCAACTCCGTTGAGTGGTACAACAAAGCAAAGCAGAGTATGCTTCGGCAGACTCTTTCAGATTGGGAATGGATTGTATTATGGAACGGCAATGTGTTTGAGGAATCTGATGATCCTCGGATCAAGTGCGTTCCTACGCAGGTCGGGATTCCCAACGTAGGTGCGCTCAAGCGCGAAGCCTGCACCTATGTCACAAGCCCGTACTGCGTTGAGTTCGATCACGATGATGAACTCAGCCGGGACTGCTTGGAAAAAGTCCTGAAGGCTTTTGAAGAAACAAAAGCTATTTTTGTTTATTCAGATACGGCTCATGTGAGGTCTGACGGATCGTTTGAAAAGTACGGTGCTGATTACGGGTGGAAGGTTAAGGCTTCGGTATTTCACGGGGAAAAAGACGAAAATGTTTTCGTGCATGAATCCCCGGCCCTACTCCCTCAGAACGTGTCTCGGATCTGGTATGCGCCGGATCACGTTCGGGCTTGGAACATGACGGCCTACGTTATGGCAAACGGCCACAACGCTTCGCAGAAAATTTGCGATGATCAGGATCTAATGTCGCGTCTCTACAAGATGGCTCCGAATGGATTCCACTACATTCCTGAGTGCCTGTATAAGTATCGGATTCACGGCCAAAACACTTGGCTTAAGAATAACCAGGAGATCCAGACAACGTGCCTGCAAATGCACGACGCCAACATTCACGACATGGCTTTGGCGTATGGTCGAAGCAAGTCGCTTGGGTGCTACGATCTTGGTGGCGGAATTTCATGCCCGGCTGGATGGACATCGGTTGATGTTCACGATGCCGAAGTAAACGCCGACCTAAACCAAAAATGGCCGTTCAAAAATGATTCGGTGGCTGTTTTCCGAGCCCATGATTTCATTGAGCACGTTAAGGATCAGATCCATGTGATGAATGAGGCATACCGTTGCCTAGCTCATGGCGGTCTTTTCTTGATTGAAGTTCCATCCACTGATGGCAGAGGTGCCTTCCAAGATCCATCCCATGTTTCATTCTGGAACGAGAATTCATTCTGGTACTACACTCGGGAGCAACAGCAGCGATACATCCGTCATCTTGGCATCAATGCCAAGTTCCAAGCCGTCCGCTTGGTGACTTACTTTCCTTCACAATGGCATCAGGAGAACAAGATTCCTTACGTTCGGGCGCACTTGGCGGCGATCAAGCAGGGGCCAAGATTAACCGGCCTGATCGAAGTCTGAGGGTTAATTTAGCCCTAATCCCAATTAGGCATCGGGCTTGCATGGCGTGTAATACAAAATGCAACCCGATGCCTAAGCTATCGGATTCAAGTTTCGTATGCCCGACTGGATCGTGGCCTTCGGTCGATTCTGCTCTCATAGGTAGTCTAATTGAGAGGATGGCTAAACCTATCGCCAAGGCCATGAATCTTAGCTGTATTGATGAGCGCGGAGAGCTGAAGCCCGAATCCGGTTGCGCGAAGCGCAGAAATGCTCTTAACAAGATCATGTTCCCCACATGAATGAATGGATCGGCACAACTCAGGGCATTTGCATCGACGGAGTAAATTCCGCCGTCCGGCCAGACATGATTGGGCAATCGCAGATTGCCTGGGGATTGAACGCTACTGTTCGTGAGGGAAAGCCAAGGACTCGCACAGGCATTGTTCAGCGTCTTTTGCTGCCAGATGGTCGGGTTCAGGGGGCGGGCTATTTCAGTCAGGGAAATGGAGAGATGGTATTTATGATCGGCGGTAAACCATACCGGATCACGATGAACGGAAACACGTTCTCGGATATGCTTCTACCGCTTCCGTTCTACAATTCGGAGATCTTGCCGACTGCTTGGATGCAGGAAACGAGCGGGTTTTTCGTGATTCAAGATGGTCAATCTGCTCCTATTATTTACGACGGCGGAAATATCCGGCGATCGAATATCTTTAACCATGAGGTTCCTATTGGCCGTCAGATGGCTTACGGGAACGGTCGTCTTGCTGTTGCCACAGATGGTCATAACCTTGTGGTTGGCGACATCACTGACGGCGTAGGAAGCGAGCTTCTGTTCACTGAGACCGGCTACCTCTCAAACGGCGGCGCGTTTTTTTACGCGCAAGAGATCAGCGCCTTGGCGTTTATTCCTTCAAACGATACGGCTACCGGCTACGGTAGTTTGATGGTTTTCGGCAAGCGGTTCACTGATTCGCTTCGTCTTGAAATCACGCAGCGCGATTTGTGGAGCACGATCCCAGGCTTTCAGATCATTGTGCTGGATAACATCGGATCTGCATCCCAGATGGGTGTGACGCGAGTGAATCAAGATCTCTGGTGGAGGGATGCCCGTGGGAGCATCCGTTCTTTGCGTGCAGCGGCATCGGATCAAGAGTCGCCGGGTAACTCCTCTCAGTCCCGCGAAGTTTCGCGCATTGTCAATTACGAGACTGAAGCCTGGCTCAGTCAAACCAGCGGGCTCTACTTCAATAACCGCATCATTTTTACGGCTTCTCCGTTCTTGATGGAGAATGGTGTTATTGGGTTCAAGAACCTGATCTCACTGGATGCTGCTCCGCTTGCTACCATGAGATCGAAAGCACCTCCTGCATACGATGGCGCATGGAGCGGGGTGAATTTTGTCCGAATGGTTAAGGGTACGTTCAATGACCAAGAGCGGGCGTTTGCTATCTCGTCTGATGACGATGGGCATAACCGCCTCTGGGAGTTCACTACGAACCAACGCCAAGACTCCTACCAGATCTCCGATGGAACGACTGCGGTAAATATTCCGCGCCGCATCAAGTCAGAGATCGAGTTTCGCCGTTTTGGTATGGACAAACCTAGCCAGTTGAAACGCATCACCCGCGCAGACATCTATCCTACGGACATTGAAGGAGATGTTGAAGTGTCGCTATACTGGCGGGTCGGCAATTCGACTCAATGGATCTTGTGCGATACGGTCGATTTCTGCGCCTTGATGTCCGATGGGACCACCAGTAATCCTCACTCTTGGAAGAACCTTTCTTCTCAGCAAAGAAGCAAAATCAGGAGCTTCACATTTCCTAGCACCGTCGATCCTATAACGAAATTACACACGACGGTAGGCTACGACTTTCAGATTCGCCTTGTCTGGGAAGGCAATATGTTGCTGGATCGCTTAGACGTATGGGCTTCCGAGCTTTCTGAAAAGCGGTTTTCAAATATCAGCGACTTGGATAGCGAGTGCGTTCAATACGAAATCATAGATAACCAAGTGACTTACTCAATTCTTCCATGAGCCTAGATCTAGTAAACGTAGCCGGTACAGTTCCAGGCGGAACGCAATTCCCCGGCTCCGTTCAAGGACTTCTGGACCTGATTGCCGAGTACATGGCGATTTCGGGTGGCGCTGGCTATATTCCTATCAATTTTGGGCCGAATACCCCCGGCATCAACGATCGTGACAACCCTTGGTTTAGGACCGATAACAATGGTGTCCCGATTGGTTGGTTTTCTTGGAATGGCACGGAGTGGGAGCAGATGCCAGTAGATGTTGTCAGCGGAGATACTGCCCATCGCCCAGCGGGGGTTCAGGGTCAGCAGTATTTTGATACCGACATCAAAACCCAGTTGGTCTTTGACCGAGGCATCTGGCGAACCGTTACTGGTTGCCCAGGCGACGTAAAGTTTGTCCGAAGCTGCTACAATGGTGGCAATGGCATTGCTGATCCAAACATGGCACAGGTCTTAACGGCCAATCCTGGCTGGGACGAGTGGACGCCGGGTGCAGGCCGCGTGCTTGGTGGCACCGGAACCGGGTCGGGCCTCACGGAGCGCACGTTGGCCGAGGAAGTAGGCTCTGAGGCAGTTGTCCTGACCGAAGCACAGCTTGCCGCCCATTCCCATACTGTCGCAGGTGCTGCCCGCATTATGGCTGATGGCAACGTATCTAACCCCGGTGGCATCATTGCTAGTTACTCTTCGGTTGCTTCTGGATCTACTGGCACCGATGAAGCCCATCCGAATATGCAACCCACAACCTTCCTGCATTGCATCTGGAAGCTCTGAACAATGGCCTTTTCTCTATCAACGGCAGCACAAGGCGCTAACCTAGGTTTTCAAAGTGGTGGTGGCGTCGGCAGCGTACTGGGTGGAATTCTCGGTGGTTTCTTTGGGCCTAAAAAGAAAGCCGATACGTCTGTTCCTGTTGAACCGTTGGATCTTGCCGCCGAGCAAAAAAAATCCATCCAAGGAAATTTAGCAAATCAGGCTGACATTCAGAAGCTGATTTCCAGCACGAACGCTTTTGATCAGCAGCAGGCGCTTTCCTTGATGGAAAAGGCGATGCCTGGCTACGGCAAGCTGACGGGCAAATTGTCCGAGACGGCGCAGCGGCAACTCGCCAACCCCTACGATATTCCTAGCGACGTTCAGGCCAACCTTTCCCGCATTGCCGCAGAGCGTGGAGTTCAGCGAGGAACGGGTGGTCAGTTTAATCAGTTTTCTCTGCTCCGTGACCTTGGCGTAAATTCCCTTCAGTACGGTCAGCAGAACATCTCTTCGGCTCAGGGCATCACCAGTATGCTTGCAGGCATTGCCCCAAAAGTGAATCCGATGAGCCCGATTTCGTTTTACACGACTCCCGGCCAGCAAGCCCAGGCGACCCAGCAGAACAACATTAACCGTCAAGGTGCTCAACAAAGTAATCTGGCGGCGCAAACGAGCGCCCAGAATTACAACACCCAGAACACTTGGGATGCGCTTTCTTCTTTGGCTGGGAATCTCGGCAAGATTCAGAAAACCCCACAATCGAATCCATTTGAGATTTCTGGAGGCAACACGGGTTTTAATTCAGGACTGTCTGGGTATCACATGGTAAACGGTAAACTTGTTCCTGCCGGTCAGTAATAATTTCAACCATGCCTGAATTTGCTTCATTTGACCCACAGGGTGCAGGATGGTCGCAGTCCGCGTCCTTGATGGATCGTGCCGCTATGCAACGCCGAGCTGAAGCTGAATTTCAGCAAAAGCAGGCCCAGGATGCTTTGTTGGCTCCGCTTGTTGCTGCTAAAGCGGAGGCAGACATGGTAAAAACTGCAAACGATTTATCTACAGCTAAAAAAGTTCAACAGAACCGAATTAATCTGACTGGCCTTAAAAGCCTTGCTGATGATGATTTTGATGCAGTTTTTCAAATGACTGACCCTGATAAGCGTGCTCAAGGTATGCTTAAATGGATTGGTCAATATGGTCAGCTTGAAAGCCTTGCAGAACATTCTGACGATATTAAGTCAAAAAAAGACGTAGCTTCTAAAATTATTACAGATGCAAATGCTGTAAGAAATTTGAATATGGCTCAAACCGGAAAAGAGGATATTACTCGTATGGTAAATGAGCGTGTTGCGGCTACAACTGCTGCAACCACCGCTAGAATTACGTCTGTTGAGCAAGAAAGAGATGCAGCAAGAGTTGAGGCAGCTAGAATTAAAGCCGAAGCAGACAAATACAAAGTTGATGCTGAAGCTGCTGCTAAAAGATTAGCATTTGAAGGCGCGGGAGGAGTTGCACAACAAAAAGCTCTTAATAAGTCGATTGCGGCAACCGTTGATGCAGCTATGGCAGATGCTGCAAATGCTGATTTGGCTAAAGGTGATTCTGCCAGAGCTAGAGCATTTTTGGATTCTGGAATTACAACTGGAAAGTTTTCTGAATCAATTCTTGGTGTTCAAAAAGCAATTAACACATTTTTGCCTGGTTTATTTAATACGGCTGGAGCAGAAGCCCTTAAGACTACTTACAGTGATATGGCGCTTTCTGCTGCCAGCAGAATGAGAGGTCAGGGTCAAATTACTGAAAACGAGCGAAAACTTCTTGCAGATACTGTTGCTCAAATGGGCAACTCACCAGAAGCCGCTAAATATATTTTGGATTACATGGATGCAGTGTCAGATAGGTCTATTGCTCTAGCTCATTCTTTTGCTGAAACAGTTGATTCAGGAACTGCGGTTAAAATGGGTGATAAGATGAAATTTCTTACTGAACACCCTTTATCTAGTTTTCTAAAAACAAGCGCACCTACTGGGGTTCCTTTGACTCCTGTAAAAACGTCAATACTTGGCTCAAGATCAATTCCTCAGGTAGAATAAAATTGTGGCAACTCAAACATTTGATGTTCCTGGTTACGGTAAAACAGAGTTCGACGTAAAAGACGGCGAAACCATTACCGCAGATGATGCTAAGGCTTACCTTGATTCTCAAAAACAAGGTAATAAAACTCCTGTTTTGAAACCTCAGAAAGGTGAGTTGGTTGATAAATACAACCCATACGCGCCTTCTTTGCCTCCTGTTAAGGTAATGGAAGAAGAAGCCAATCCTGGCATTGCAATAGACTTGGCCCTTGAGGGTGGAATTCCTGCCGCAGTACAAGTTGCAACGACACCACTAACTCCCGTAGTGCAAGCGGCTGCTGGTGCAGCATCATCATTTTTGGGAAATGCTATTGCCCAGATGAGGAGAGTAGCTGCTGGTGAACAACCTGATTACTCTTGGGGCCAATCAGTATCCGCTACTGCAACTGGAGCGATTCCCTTTGCTGGCCCGGCTGCAAATGCCGAAAAGGTTCTTGCCAGGCAAATTGTAAAAAACGCCATTAAAACTGGATCTAAAGTCTCTGCAATTTCAGTAGGCGGAGAAAATATTAAAACATTGGTTGATGAAGGAAATTTTGCCGATTTACCTACGGATATTGGCGCAGGTTTATTTGGATTAGTAGCTGGTTCGTCAGGATCTATTGTTAGCGATATTGGAGCTAATCGCGTTAAAACTGGGCAAAATATTAATGCAAATATTAATGATTTGGCTCCATTAAAAGGAGCGGCTTCTCCAGGTATGTTAATGAATGAGCTTGCGGCTTATGAGCAACGTGCCGCTACGCTTAATCCTGGGGGAACCGCTGCTCAACGAGTAGATGAAGCAATGTCGTCATTTACAAAAGGAATCCAAGAGCTAACGCCTGATCTTAAGGAAGGGGTTAGTATTTTTGACGAAATTAAGCCAAGGCTCCAAGAAATCAGCAAAACAGATTCAGAGTTATCTAGGCTTAATGAAGCGGCTTTTTCTGCAAATTCTAAAGTAAAAGATGCTGAAGCTGCTTTAGCCAAAGCGCGTGAATCTGGTGCATTGGAAATGGAAAGATCTGGATCTAAACTCCAGAAATCTTTGCAGGAAGCATCTGATAATGCGTTTCAGCAGAATTTTGATTCTGCTTTGGAAAACGCAAAAGCTATTTCTGCTAATAAAATTGCAGGAGATCCAACTGCAATTAATCCCGCAAATGCTCGAAATTTGATGGTTGATTTTGTGGCAACGCCAGCAAAAGCCGCGCTAGATAGCCGTGCTGAAACTCTTTACGCCCCATTTCAATCAACGGAAAAATTGTTTGATCGCACTTCATTGGTCGAAGATTTGAAAGATACTTTTGGCAGAATTAAAGAAGGGCTTCCTGAAAGCGTTAATTCAAAACTCAATAACATCATCAAGGAGATTGAAAACAATCCTATGACGAGTCTTGAGGGTATGCGAAATCTTCGCAGTTATTTGCGAGAAGGCGTTAAATTTGGTGAAATTGGGACTACTAATGAAGATCGCTTGATGAAAGAAGCGGCCAAAAAAGTTACCGCTTTAATTGATGAACAAGCGCCATCGGTTTTTGGCGATGAAATTGCCGGTAAACTGAAAGAGGCTAATGCAACTTATTCAAAAATTAAAGATGCTTTGGATAAAGACGGAGTGAACATTTTGTTTTCTAAAGATCCAAACGATTCCGTTGTTGAGAAAACATTAGCAGGATTTCGCAAATCTGGCGTTGATTCCGATGAATACAAAAACCTTCAAGGTTTGCTGAATGTTGTCAGGGAAACCAATCCCGAGCTTGCAGATCAACTTTCTGAGCACGCAAACAGTTCTTTGCGTGGTTCAATTATGCACCAAGTTTCCGAACTTAGCGGAGACGGTACTTCTGTTAAAATAAATCCAAAATTGTTTATTGGAGTTCTGGAGGATTTGGCTAAAAATGAGGGATCTCTTGAAGCTCTTGGATTTGGTGGTCGTAAATCGGTAGCTGAGATGAAGCGTCTGTTTGATAAATATCCTGAGGCTTCTTTAATGACAAAATCCCAATGGGAGAATTTGTTTTCAATTCCTTCATTTAAGGACGCGGCTAATCCACAAGCAATGAGTAGTGCTTTGGTTAGCATCCAGGCTAAAACCCAAGCAGAAAATCAACTTCTTCGTGCAGCCAATATGAGGGCCGCTGGACGAATCAATGACGCCGAAAAAGCTCTTTCTGATGCAACTTCTACGGCAAAGGATATTGGCATAAACGAAAAACAAGTTCGCCAGAAATACGAAGCCCTTCTTGCTGATCCTACCGCTATTGCATTTAACAACCCAAATTTAAGCGCAAAGGATTTTGATTCTTTTGCTGGTATCCTTTTTGACCCTGTACCAAGCAAAATTACAAATAGTGAATTGGGCAAAATGGTGGAAAGTTTAAGGATGTCTCCAAATCCAGCTAATCGTGAACTTTTGGGTAAATTGCAACAAAGGTACATTGCTGATCGAATTGCGGCTTATCATTCTGCGCCTACAAGTTCTCAGGCACTTCAGAATCCTGAAATGAAATCTATTGCTGAGTTTTTTAACCCAGTAAATTCGGCTGATGCCCAAAACCAAATTGATCGGGCAAGAGTGCTTCTTGATTCGGACCAACTAAAACGGCTTCAGGAATTTGGAAGAACAGCCAAGTCCATCGTTTCTTACGAAAAAATGCAAAAGGCTCCAATGCTTCCTTGGACATACAATGTTCCCGTGGTTGGTGAGCTTAGGCGCGGTATGGATGCAGTCGGTGATCTTTACCGTTCCCATCAATACGAAAAAGCGGCTGCTTCCCTTGCTGACCCAAGAAAGTTTGCAAGCTCCCTAATTAAAACTGGCGAGCAAATGCAGGCGGCTGAAAGCCCTATTGTTCGCGGTGTAATTGGAGCAACCAGGAGCCTTGAAAATAGAAGCGATTCAAACCGTTAGCCATGCCCTTCAAATCACAGGCGCAGGCTAAGTTCATGGCGTCAAAGCATCCTGAGATCTTTGCCCGCTGGATGAAGGAGTTCCACCAGAAGATCCACAAGCTGCCCAAAAGGGCGACTAAGGCTAAGAGATAACCCGGCCATAGGACTGCATGGCTCGGGCCTTCTTGTCGGTGGCGTGCTTGATACCAGGTTCAAAATTGCCGTAGCGGTGGCGGCGATTGAAATCAGACCGCCTGGCTAGGTTCTCGTCGTAGCGCCTAGCAACCCGCTCCAAACCTCCGATATGGTGGAAATGCAGCATCAGGCAGGCCGGATAATGAGCTGCGCGAGGGTTTGCTATTGGTCGGTTCTTTAGGCCCGTAGCCTCAACAGAATGGGCTCCCATACTGAAACTGATAGAGGCAACCCGCTTGGGGCTGAAAAGGACTGGTTTGGCGTACCATTGGTCGTCCCTGCCGCCGTACTTGATATGATCGTAGATCTGGGGGGTGCCTTCGGGTGGAAAGGTATCGGAAAGCATCTCGTAGCCGTAGGGCTTCACGATCTGGATCTCCTGTTTCTCGTAGAGCTCTAGGCTAAGTTGAGCCCCTGACGGGAAGTACAGCAATTCGTCTGCATCTGCCTGAATGATCCAGTCCGCATCAGTCCCTTTCCAAAGCTCGTTCTTGATCCTTTGATTGAGGGAATCATCAAACTCGCCCTTGCAATCGTGCTGCACGATTTCAGCGCCAAGCCCAATAGCCGACTCGCGGCTTCCGTCCGTGCTGCCGAGATCATGGACAATCAAGCGACGGCAGAACGTAGCGTAGTGTTTGAGAGCCCAAGGCAGGATCTCAGCCTCGTTGAAGTTCAAGATGTGTAAGTCGCAATTCATGGGGCAATCTTTTCGATGCAGGTCTGCCAGCCTCTGTTAGAGATCACTTTGATCTGCTTGGCGTACACATTGAGGAAGGCATCAACACCCGCCTTTGGGCAATCAAGCGGATCAGGCATCACCGTCCACATAACGTCATCCCAGACAAGGATTCCTCCGACCTTGAGCAGATCAAACCCGAGTACGGCATCTCGGAGGGCATCGCGGCTGGTGTGCGAACCATCAACATAGAGAAAGTCCAAGCACGCCTTGGGCTTGAAATCACGGATCAAGTCCTCGGAAAACCCCACAAGGATTCTTGCTCCTGGGAACCGCTCCAGCCGCTTGCGCGTTTCCTTTTCAAGGGTTGAGCAATCTTCCTTACCGATGTGGTGCTCGATCGAGCCGGTAAAGGGATCAATGCAATAGTAGGTCGATCCTTGGCCCGTGAAAACATTCTCCAGCATCCATTCTGCTGAATCGCCCTTGAAGGTTCCGATCTCCATTCCGATCGCGTTGGGTTTGTCGATGAGGTGGTTGAGCCACTTAGACCAATTTGGCCCATGAACTCTACCTGTCTCGGTATTCCAAGGAACTTTAGTCATAGGTCTTGAGAAGTCTCGGAAGAATTCCTCGTAGCGCGTGTAATCGTTTGAGATCAAGGAGATCAACTTATTGAGGCCCTTGTCATCAACAGCACCCCGGTCTCGCTCGCCATGACCGCCGCCGTAGCCAACCTTGCCAGGCATTGCCTTAATTCCGATCACCTGGCGATTCTTGCCGTTAGCCAAAGGATCAAGCATCCTGCGCCGATTTGGGCGCGTTCGATCCCATAGCCGGACATCTACGAATGGATTCGTGTCCTCAAGCATCGAGGAAAGCAGATCGTAGTTCTCTTTGCGGATGGCGGTCGCGCAAAGGCTGGCGTGGTTCATGTTCTGGTGCTCGTACCACCACCGTTCCTTGACGTTGTAATACACCGCCCGTCCTTCGCCAAAGATCGTGGTTTCATGGCTCACCAAAGCCTTCTCGCAAGTCTCGATCCATGTCGGGGCGTACCAATCATCGTTCTCCCAGAACACAACAATGTCTCCCTTGATCAGACCTGAGCGAAACGCCAACCGGAGCTTGGCAACAAGACTAGAGCACTTCGGATCACGGCACTCTGGGGCATAAATGTACTGCTGGCCCATCGTGCAAACGCTAGGCGGATCATCATCGTCAATTACAAGCCACTGATCCGGCTGGCGCGTCTGACGCTTCATGTAGTCCTCGGAGATCTTCCATGCTTCAGGGCGGTGAACGGCGGTGGTTAATGCAGTAACGATCATTTCTTAAATTCCCGCGTCTTCAGGTAATCGGACCACTTTTGCGCGAGATACTTGTGGTTCTCTTGGAAATGTTGAGCTGCCTTTGCGGATCTAAGGCTCTTGGTTGTCACTGAACCAATGTGAGCAAAAGGAAAATTCAGACGCTTGATCCGATAGCCAAGACTCCTGAACGTCAGAGACAGATCGCTATCCTCGCCGTATGCCCATTCTAGCTTAGGATCAAACAGTCCATGCCTCTTCGCCAGTGATGTCCTGACGGCTAGGCAACACCCCTCGATGTACTCGATTGGGTCACCCCGCTGACCACCAAGGAATGAATTATTCAGGCGAGATCCATTAGGACCGGCAACTGCAAGCATAGGGTCTTTATAAAAGGCGCTGAGGATGGTATCAAGCCACCCAGGTCCAACCAAGGCATCATCATTGAGCATGATAAAAACATCCGACTGCTTTTCGTAGGTAAGGCACAAAGCCTCCCTATTTGGCTCAATGAATCCCATGTTTTCGGGATTTTTGATGATCGTGGTCTCAATGAATGGCGTTGCTTCTTTGAACTCCTCAAACACTCCAATGGAATCAGGTCCGTTTGCCGTAAGCAGCAACCGGCAATTCCTGCTATTCGTATGCAGCTTGAGGTTATCGAGACACCACGCTGCGTAATTAGACGCATTGTGGCTCAGGATCGAGATCGTGGCGTGCATCAGAAATGCAGGTTGGCGTTCTTCAGGATTTCATCGGGGCTGATTGCCTCAATGACCTTGCAGATCTGCTGCTGGTAGCAGGGCTTGTTAATCGGGAAATGCTGGCCCATCTTGTAGTTCCAGTTGCACCCGGCGCAGGAGCCCTTGCCGATCAAAGCGGCCACCATCTGGCCTTCGCTGGTCCGCAGCTTTGGCAAGACAGGCCCAAACAAGCCGATGGCGGGAATGTCTAGGGCATGGGCGATATGGAGCAGGGATGAGTCAGGCCCAATAAAAAGCTGGCAGTTGGCAATAACGGCGGCGGTTTCGCGCAGGGGGAGATCCTTCAGGTAGATCTCGCGGATGTACGGCTTGCGGAGAACCGGGGGCATTGGCGGGATCTGGCCCCGCGTGCCGAGCAGCATGACTTCCCAGCCTGCATCCTCCAGGCCAAGCAAGACTGGTTGCCATTGGTGCGCCGGGTAATCGCGGTTGCGGACGCCAGCGCGAAGCTGGATGGCTACCTTGGGGCGATCGCCATTGAAGTGGCGCTTGGCGTAGGTGATCTCCTCCTTGGTCAGCTTAAAGATGGGGCGGCGATCGGTGATGGTAACCCCAAGAGCCTTGGCAAAGGCATCGGCAGCATGGATCTCGGTCTCGCTCTCAATGATGTCCTCAAGGGAGATGAGGGTATCGTAGTTATCAATGCGTTCTTGTGGCAGCGGGTATTGCTCAAACGTATCAAACAAGCCGGTATTCTCAAAGATCTCGGCGCGTGATTCGATGCAGGAGATGGCAATCTCGGCATCAGGATGCAAAGCACGGAACGCCTTGATTGCTGGCGTGGCAAACAAGAGGTCGCCAATGGCACCCGAGCGCATGATCAGGATGCGGCGCTTATTGTCCTGGGTAGGCTTGCCAACGAATCGCTTGCCAACAAATCCATCAAAGTGCTCCATGCGAATTGATTTACGATCGGCAATGACTCCAAGCTCGAAAGCCGTGCGATCGTGCATGACATAGCTTCCCGGCATCAGATTGCCGAAAAGATTGCCTGTGTTGATCGGATGGGTGTTGGTAACGAGGTGCATTATTTTGCGGATTTCTTGTGGGCTTCGATGGTGGTACTGGGCGTAAAGTGCAGACGTATAATGTGTGAAGTTTCTTTTGGAACACTCCTGCCGCTTTGCTTTGCGGATACCTTAAGGTACTTGATTACGTCCTTGTCTATTCGGACTTGCATGAGGGGCAAATTGGGGCAATTTGGTGCAGCGTAAAGTTCAAAATGGCAATTACCGAAAAATATGGGATCAAGTTTCCCTCTGAAGCGAACGATCTAAACATCGAACTTTCATGTTATCGTAACCCGCAGGCTTTCGATACCGGCAAGAAAGTGGAATTCCACTTCAGAAAAGCCTTCGACATTGTTTGGCCTAACTTCAAGTGGAACGACTGGATGGAGCTGATGTGCTGGGCATGGTGTAACTACAAGGTTACTGGCGTGATCGGACATAGCCGTGGATCTAAGACCTACGGCTTCGCCCACTTTGTCCTGCTGGACTATCTGGCGGCTCCGCAGATGACGGCGACAACGCTGACTACCACCAAGTTTGACGCTCTGAAGACCCGTATGTGGGGCGATCTCATGCGGGCGATAGATTCGTCCAAGCAAAAAGACTTCATCAATCAATCGTTCAAAGTCACTAGCACGACTAACGAGATGAGCATGAAGCAGCGGGGCAACCTAGCTGAGGACAAGTTTATGATTCAGGGCGTGGCAACGGATTCAGGCGACAAGAGCGCCGGTAAGATCCGTGGTCAGCACGCCAACCGTAGGCGAATCCTAGTTGATGAGGCCCAGGATGTGCCTGCCTCCATCTATGTGGCGTTCCTGAACGCCGTGAGCGCCCCAGACTTCAAGGGCGCATTGCTTACCAACCCTGTTGAAAAGATCTCCGAGCTAGGGGACTGGGTAAAGCCCAAGGGCGGCTGGGGCTCAATCCATGACACCGACCTGTTCTGGGAGACGGAGAAGCCTCATGGCGTTTGCATCCACCTCGATGGCCTGCAATCTCCAAACATCAAGGCCGGGCGTACCGTCTTTCCATTCCTGCTGACTCAGGATTACGTCGATACCGTTCGCGCAGCTAAGGGCGAGGACTCGCTGGAGTGGTGGATGTACGTCAGAGGGTTCTTCCCGCCTGACGGCATGGTGGCGAAAATCTGGCCGTCAGCTACTCTTGAGCGGGCAATGCCAAGCGTAACATTTGACTTCAAGCCTCTGCCATTTGGCACCCTAGATCCTGCGTTTGATAGTGATAATTGCGTGGTTCACTTTGGCGACATTGGACAGAATCGGGACAGGTCTTACTGCGGGTGCTTCCGCGAATCTATGGTGATCAAGGTTTCCGTGGGGCCGGACAAGCCCGAGAAGGACTTTCAGGTTGCGCGTGAGTGCATCAGGCTTTGCAAGGATCGCGGTGTTGAGCCTGAGAACTTCATCATGGACACGACCGGCAATGCCCGAGGCGTATTCGCTATCATGCGAAACGAGTGGCACCCCAAGCCTGGTGCCAATCAAGTGCAGAGCTGCTACTACGGCGGCGAGGCAACCGATCGACCGCTTCGTAGCGACGATCCGCTGGGGGCAAAAGATCAAGTCCGTTACTTTGTAGCCGAGCTATGGTTCAGAGCGTCCTACATGGCCCGAGATGGCATGATTAAGGGTCTCGGAAACTTAGATCCTAGAACGATCGACGACCTGAACACCCGGCGTTACACGATCAAGCAGACGGGAGATAGGAAGCTGATGCAGGCAGAAACAAAGGATGAGATGAAAAAACGCCTGGGGCGATCTCCTGATTTTGGTGACGCTGCTTGCCAGCTCGCAGAACTCATGGTCAGAAAGGGCATGATCAAAGGCGGTGCCACAAAATCCCAAGGTGATATGTGGGCTCAGATGAAACATAGGGCTCGTAAAGCCCAGAACAGATTCGCAAAGGAATTCATCGACAATGGCTCTTTATAGATTCCCAGAAATGAATCCGCCCGGTGGATGGCGCTACCGGCAAGCTGAATCAAAGGCGATCATAGTCGGTGAATCGCACTATGACTTGGTGAACCTTGTGATTGCCCACCGCCGCCACAAAGGGTACGAGCCGATTGATCGCAATTCCGTTATCTTGGATGTTGAGCGCCAGATATGCACCCGGCTAGGAAGCCAACAATGCAAGTCCGAGGGTCCAGAAGACACATGGGTTGCGGTGCCGAGTAAGCACAACATATTTGATATTGAGACCATCCGCAGCTTTAGCGCGGCTGCGTGGAGTTGGCTCAAGGAAGGCGGCAAATTGATCGACGAACCAGAGGCCGAAAGGCGGGCTGAGATTTGCCGAGCTTGTCCCGCAAATAGCGATGCAGGGCAGGGTTGCATGAGGTGTCACCTTGCCAAGGTCGTAGGAACTCTTGTCCCAGAGAAGCGAAAGCTCGACGGGCTTACTATGTGCGTGTTCTGCGGCTGCGATCTAAGGGCCAAGATCCTGATGCCAGAGGATGTGATCGTTAAATCAGACCAAGGCAGGGACATTAAATATCCACTACATTGCTGGCAGAGGGAAATTTTGGATTCTCATAAATCCTTGCGTACTGATTAAAAAAGAACAAGAAGGCAGGCTATGCCAAAGAAGCCTTCTCCTTCCCCGTTCTATCAAGTTCAGCCTTGGATTCCGACTCCAATTAAGCCGATCAAGTATGATGTGGTTAGCGGTCCAAAGCCGATGAAGACGACGCCAGCTTACCCTGGCTCGCTGTTTCCTAAGATGGGCCTGAATCTTGGGCAGAAGTAATGTCGAACTCGCCGCTCAATCCGAGTCAGTACCGCAATCCTTCAATGGATCAGCGCGTGCTCATGTATCGGTTTAACAGCCAATGGAACTCGGCAAAGGTTTATACCCCGCAACTTAGGTTGAATTTAGGAACGGACGCACCTAGCAAAAGACGCCAAAAACTTGCCGAGTTCAATAATGACTTCGGTTTTGATTTTGCAATCGGAGAAACTTAATCATGCCGCAACAAACACGCGAAGAACTTCTTGGCGAAATTCAGACAGATTTCCCAACAAACAATAACCGTGATATTACGGCAACGATCCTTCGCGGGTTCTTGGACAACTTTGTTGATTCTGCTTTTATCCCGGCGTCTGATGGTCCCGGTCCACAGGGTGCTCAGGGCGCTCAGGGCGCTCAGGGAGCTCAAGGTGCTCAGGGCGCTCAGGGTTATCAAGGAAATCAAGGTCAAGGATTTACCTATCAAGGCAACTGGGTTGATTACAATACCTATCAGCCATACGATGTTGTTACTTACGATGGTGATACCTGGATTACGCCTACCGTAAGCATTAATCAAATTCCCGGCGTAGCTGGTGATTGGTATTTATTTACGAGCAAAGGCGCTCAGGGAAGCCAAGGCGCTCAAGGCCCGCAGGGTGTTCAGGGCAACCAAGGTAATCAGGGGTTTCAAGGCAGTCAGGGAAATCAAGGCGTGCAAGGCACCCAAGGCTTTCAAGGCGCACAAGGAGCCCAAGGTTCTCAAGGCTACCAAGGCAATCAGGGATCTACCGGAACTTCATCTAGCCTATTTCTGTATCAAGCAGATACAGGAGCCACTAGCGGATACCCTGGTAATGGTCATGTCCTTTGGAATAATGCCACTCAAGTTAGTGCGACATCAATCAACATTAGCCACCTAACGGATGATGGCACGGACATTGATATTTTCTTAGCGTTGCTGGAAACAACTGAACATTTTGTTCTTCAAGATAGGAATTCTAGTTCAAATTTTCAAAATTGGAGAATTACGGGATCGCCTGTTAATTTTAACGCAGGTCTGTCTAACAGTTATTGGGCCGTTCCTGTTGCAATTTCTTCGTCTGGCGGTTCAGGCACTACAAACTTCAGCAATAACCATAGTTTGTTTCTTGCGATTGTTTCAGGTGTAACTGGTCCGCAAGGTCCACAAGGCGTTCAAGGCTCTGCTGGTTCTCAGGGATCGCAAGGTACCCAAGGCACCCAAGGTTTTCAAGGCACTCAAGGTTCCCAAGGTATTCAGGGAACCCAGGGCAACCAAGGTTATCAAGGCGCACAGGGTTCTGTTGGCGCTCAAGGTTTTCAGGGAGCAAATGGCGCTCAGGGTTTTCAGGGTGCTGCTGGTGCTCAAGGCTCGACCGGAGCCCAAGGATCTACCGGCGCACAAGGCTCCACGGGTGCTCAAGGCAACCAGGGTTTTCAGGGCGCTGCTGGCGCTCAAGGAACTCAAGGCTTTCAAGGTGCCGCTGGATCGCAGGGATCGCAGGGCGCTCAGGGCGCTCAAGGCTCGCAAGGTAATCAAGGTGCTCAAGGCAACCAGGGAAACCAAGGTACAGCCGGAAGTGGAACTACCTACGTTACAAAGACCGCCAACTACACAATGGCGAATCTTGAGGGCGTGCTTGCAAACACCTCGGGCGGGACGTTTACGGTCACGCTGCCAGCTACTCCATCGACGGGGTATATGTGCATCATTGCCGATGCTACTGCAAACTTTGGTACCACCAACCTTACCGTTGGGCGGAATGGCTCCACGATCAACGGCACGGCTGCAGACCTTACCCTAGACATTAGCGGTGTCTCGGTGCAGTTCTTGTACTCCGGTACAACCTGGGATGTGTTTGCTCAGATTGGTGGTAACGGCGGTACGGCGGTGACGCTTGATGGCGTGCAGACGCTTACAAACAAGACGTTTACCACAGGTAATGCGTTCAACGGTACTCTGGGTGCAACAACGCCAAGTACCGTTGTTGGCACTACCGTTTCCGACTCCATCGGCACAATGCGGCAAATTCCGCAGAACTCGCAGTCGGCAGCATATACGCTCGTTCTCTCTGACGCTGGTAAAAACATTTTTCACCCATCGGCTGACACGACAGCTCGGACATGGACAATCCCGGCCAATGGAAGCGTTCCCTATGTAATTGGCACGGCGATTACCTTTGTGAATCAAAACGCTGGTGGCGTTATCACGATTGCGATTACGACAGACACGATGCGTCTTGCTGGTGCAGGAACAACTGGGTCGCGGACTCTGGCTGCTAACGGCATTGCGACTGCAATCAAAGTTACCTCAACGGAATGGTTGATCAGCGGCACCGGCCTTACCTAAGCATGAGCGCAATAATGCAGCAAATGTTAGTGGCGATGGGTGCTCCCGGTTACATTGAAGCAACTGGAGGAAATATATCCGATTTAGCCGGTTATAGATACCATTCGTTTACTTCATCAGGGACATTTACCGTATCAACTGCTCCTAGCGGAAGAACCATAGACATTGTAACAGTGGGAGGAGGTGGATCTGGTGGAGCAAATTGGGGAGGAGGTGCTGGCGGTGGTGGCGTAATTTACACCGCTGGCTCTTCGGTTTCGGCTACTTCGTATTCAATAACTGTTGGTCTCGGTGGCGCTGGTCGGACTGGATCAGTCAATGGTTATACGGGAGGAAATTCTTCATTTAACGGAACTATAACCGCTATTGGCGGTGGCGGCGGTGGATTAACTGGAGCGGATGGTAGCAATGGTGGATGCGGCGGTGGCGCAGGTGGGTTGTCATCCACTAACGTAGGTGGCGCCGGAACTTCATCCCAAGGATTTAAGGGTGGCGACGGAAACAACACGGTCGGCTCTGGTGGCGGTGGAGCAACTGTTGCAGGAACTATTGCCGGTGGTGGCCTTGGATACGCTTTCAACGGAGTTACCTATGGATCTGGTGGTGGTGGATGCAGCCAAAGCGGTGCAGTAGGGGCTGCGACTTCCGGTGGTTCACGAGAGGCCGGTAATGGTGGATATTTGGCCGGTTCTACGGGTGGTAGCGGTATTGCAAATACTGGCGGCGGTGGTGGTGGTGGATCAAATTCTGGTGGGTCTGGCGCAGGAGGAAACGGCGTTGTTATAATTAAATACCCATATACAACATATACGGCAGCTCCTTCGGTCGAATATTTGATTATTGCCGGTGGTGGCGGTGGCGGTGGCGATGCTGGTGGTGGTGGTGGCGCAGGTGGTTTTAGAACAGCTACTGGTCTTTCAGTTACGCCGGGGACTAGTTATACTGTAACCGTAGGCGCAGGTGGATCTGGCAGTTCTTCTGCTACTGGCTCAAATGGAGGCGCATCATCATTTAATTCCATAAGTGCTGTTGGTGGTGGTGGTGGTGGACGTTACGCACTTAATGGATCTTCTGGCGGATCTGGCGGCGGCGGCGGATCGGGCGAAACTGGCGATTTGCCTCCCGGCACAGGAGGGGCCGGAACATCTGGCCAAGGATACTCCGGTGGGAATGGATTTTTGGGAGATACCGGAGGAACGCCAACCCCAGATGAAGGCGGCGGCGGTGGCGGTGCTGGTGGATCAACAACCAATGGTGGTACAGGTGGAGGAGCTGGACTTAATAGTTCCATCACCGGATCAACTGTTGGATATGCTTATGGCGGTGGTAGCGGTGGATGGATTGATGGAGGAGATTTTAGCGGTGCAGGAGTTGGATCACCTTATGGCATAGGAGGAGGCGGAAGCGGAAATTCACCACTTGGACTTAGCGGAACAGCAGGTGGCCCAAACACAGGTATGGGTGGTGGCGGTGGTGGGTCGGGACCGGGAGCCACTGGTGGCAGTGGCGGCAGCGGTATTGTAGTCATCAGACATTCGGATGCTTACGCCACCGCATTTACAACCGGCAATCCTACCTACACCGTAACGGGCGGATACAAAATCTACAAGTTCACGGGTAGTGGTTCGATAACATTCTAATCATGGCAACACTCTCATCCATCATCACGCCGACGAACATCACGACGGCGAGTAATACGCAGACGCTGACGAACAAGACGCTGACGGGTGCTGCTATGAATGGCACGCTGGGTGCGACTACCCCGAGCACGGTGGCGGCAACGACAATTAGCGCGACAAGCACAATCACGCCCTCCCAAACGGCGGGAATCGTTGGAACCACGACTAACAACAACGCCAACGCTGGGTCGGTCGGTGAGTATGTTACAGCAACGCTTGCTAGTGGTTCTGCTCATACAATGACAGCAGCTGTAACTGATTCTGTAACGAGCATTAGCCTTACTGCGGGTGATTGGGATGTATCTGCAGTAGGATGGTGGGTCGTTAATGCGAGCGCCACATACTACATTTGGTTTGGAGTTGGGACAAGCGCATCCGGCAATCCAGGATCGGCTATTGGAGCCGCTGATAATCTTATTTTATCTGCCGGTGCTGCATGGCCTGCTACAGCAAATTACGACGCTGTTGCTATTCCTCCTGTTCGCTTTTCGTTGGCAAGCACCACTACTATATATTTGACGGCCCAAAGTAATTTTACAGGAACGGCAAATACTTGTTTTGGAAGTATCCACGCTCGTCGCGTTCGCTAACCATACCAATGCCCCTTAACCCACGCAATTTACCGTGCAATAAACCCAGGCGTGATGTTCTGGGGGGCAAAAAGTTTGTGGTTAAAGCCTGCGCTAATGGTAAAACCAAAACCGTCCGGTTCGGGGATGCCAATATGACTATCAAGAAAAACCAGCCAGCTCGCAAAAAGAGCTACTGCGCTCGGTCTGGTGGTATCGTTGGAAAGAAAAACAAACTTTCGGCAAATTATTGGTCTCGTAGGGCGTGGGGCTGCTAACACCAATGAGCGGCACCGTTGATAAGAATTGGATGTCATACACTGGCCCAAGGCCGGATGTAAGCACGTTTGTAAATCCGCCTGACCCAGAAAACTACGATGACATAATGAAGTTCTCCGATTGCTCGGATGCTTATGTCTCTACCACAATCATAGCAGCAGGCCAGGAGAACTGCGTCGATGCCGTCAGAGGTAGTAATTACTTGTTCTCCGGTTGCTCGCTCTTAGGAGGCTCTGGCGTATCGTCAGCAACCTTGAAAGGTTCGATCGTTGGCTGGGAATTTAATAATTGCGGAATTGGTCGAGGCGAAAAAACCGACATCGAGGTAGGTCAATTCGACAAGTATTGGTATGCTGGTCGCCCACCGACTACTGGTGGCGTAATTGACTCCTGCTATCCATACGGCGGCGAAAAGATCCGAGTAACCTGCTGGGACGCCGACAAGCCCGAGGTAACCAACAGCATGGTGGAGATCATCAAGGTTCCCTGGATCATCTGGTTCCCGTATTTTTGCTTCAGGTATATTTGGATCAGAATCTTTCCATGAGCTTCATCGACCTAATAACAAATGCAGCGGGCGGCGGCATCCTTGGCATGGGCCTGCATTGCTTCACCGACTGGCTCGATACCAAGAACAAGATCGCTATGATGAACGCGCAGGTAGCTGCGGCGGAAAAGACTGAAGCATGGAAGGCGTTTACGGAAAGTCAGGGCGATAGCGGTCCAATGCAAGTTCCTCAAGGCGTATGGCCTTGGGTGGCATCTATTTACGTCTTGGTGTTTGCACTCAAGGAAGGCACTCGACCGGGCCTAGCGTGGGCCGGGGTGGTAATCCTTTTCTATGTATTCAATGGGTCGGATGCCGCTACTCGATCGACCCTAGCAAGCGAATTTCAATTTGGCGCGTTCACAGCGATCTTCTGGTACTACGGGGCAAGATATTCTCGGTCCTCTAAGTAATCTATTGCCTTCGTAAAAGGGCAAACGTAGCCCGCAGAAGCACAAAGACATCACCATGAAATCACCGCATCAAGCTCGACCAAAATCTTCTGTGAATTCTTGCAACTGCTCCAAAGGCTATAAGCCCTTTGGCAAGATGGCTTCGGGTCGTGTGACTCCAGCCAGCAAGACCCAGGCTAAGATTTATCCCGGCACCCCTCAGGGTTAAACCGTGGATACGCCGTCAAATAAGAAGCCTCCGACTCCAAAGGGGTCGAAGCCCGTTTCGTCCACTCCTGCCAGCTCTGACTTCAAGCAGGCCGAGGAGAATCGTCGCGTCAAAGATGTGGGCGGCGCTCGCACCATCTACAACCGACTGGTTCAGGATAACGTACTTCGATCGAACACGATTGCAAATACCCGCAATCAGCTTGAAGGGGGACGCCCTTTCAATCCTTCGGAGTTGGAGGCTCAGGGCGCGGCGTGGCAGACAAATGTAAACTTTGGTGACGCGCAAGCGGCGCGTGATCGTGACTTCCTTCCTTATTGGAAGATGATCAATGACGTTCCCCATCGGGGTGCGTTCGTGATTGATTCAAATTCTACCGATTCGGACAAGTGGGCGGTCGCATTTGCCGAGGTGTTCGATGAGTTCCATGAAGATTGGGGCGCTGACTACTGGACCCAGTTTATGAAGTTTTCCAAGAACTTCGTGGATTTCGGGCCGGGCATTGTCCAGTGGACTGAGCCAAGCACCGCCCGCTACAAGTCCGTGAACGTGCAGCGCGTTTACTGGCCCAAGAACACGCAGATGTCTCCCGATGAGTGGGAGGTGACAATGTTTGTCCGCGATGTTTCTGCTACCGAGCTTTACGGGTACATCCGTAACCCAGACAAAGAGCGCCAGTCCAAGGCGGCTGGTTGGAACGTGGATGCGATCAAGGCTGCGATCGTGCAGATGAAAGATGGCGGTCAGTTCCCTGACTACCGGGATTACACCCGCTATCAGGATCTCCTGGTGAACAATGACATTGTTATCACCTCGCCGTTTCAGCCGATGTCAATGGTGTGGCTCTACGTCAAAAACTTTGACGGCAAGATCGGGTGCTACGTCTTTCCTCAGAACAAGGGAGTCGAAGAGTTCCTGTACGAGGACGAAGCCGCCGCTGAATCCTTCCGCAATCTCTTAGGCGCGGTCTGGTACGATACCGGCACCGATGGCATGATCCACTCGATCAAGGGATTCGGGATTAAGAACTTCTTCTTCTCGCAGTTGCTCAACCGGACCAAGTGCCGACTTGTAGATGGCGGTACACTGTCGTCCGGCATGAACTTCCAGTACACGGGCGAGAACATCCCCGAGGAGTCGCCTCCGGTAGAGAATTATGGTCCGTTCACAATCTTTCCGAACGGCATCCAGCAGTTAAATATCTATCCACAGATCCAGCCTGCAATGGCGGTGATGGAGATGCTGAGTCAAAATCGGGACCAGAACAATTCGCTATACAGCGAAGCGTCAAATCAGCAGCAGATCCAGAACACGGACACCGCTACCCAGGCCAAGATCCTGACTGCGATGCAGGGCCAGATGTCCGAGGCGAGCGCAGCTATCTTTTTGTCTCAGGTAGGTGAGAACATCTACACCGAGCAGGTTCGCCGCCTTCGGATGCGCGGAAATACAGATCAAGACGCTAAGAATTTTGTTCGCCGCCTGCGTGAGCGCAACGTGCCAGATGAAGTGATCTTCGATAAAGAGATCCGCGTTAAGACCGGCGCAAACTCTGGCATGGCTAACCCAATCCTCATGGCCCAGAAGTACCAAGAGGGCCTGCAGCTATCCCAGATGCCCGGCGTCAATCAGCGTTGGTTCTTGGAGAACTTCATTGCCTACAAGTATGGTTCTCAGTCCTTGAGCAAGGCGCTCCTGCCAGAGGGTGTGGACTCTCAGCCGATGCAACGCCGCGAGGCTATCATGGAGAACGCGGATCTCGGAAACGGCATCCAGCTTCCAGTTGTCCCAGAGGACGCGCATTTCGAGCATATCGAGGAGCACCTGAAGCCTATCATGGGCATGGTGCAGCAGTTCCAGCAGACCCAGCAGACGACCCCAGAACAGGTCTCTGCGATGACTATTGGCATCGAGCATACAGGCCAGCATATGAGCTATCTGGCCAACGATGAGACGAAGAAGGACCAATTCCAGGCGGTTCGTGGGCCATTTATGCTTGCCCAGAGTGTCATCAAGGGAATATTACAGCAGGCACAGCAGCAACAACAGGCACAGCAGCAGGCCCCAATGGGTCAGCAGCCTCAACCAATGCTGCAATAAAACATAATGCCTCGTAAAAAGTTTGGGCCTTACGGATGGTTGGCCAACATCCACAGTGACGAAAGTTTCGGGATGGGGTTGAACCACGACCTATCACCTGATGAAAAAGTTGAACTGCGAAAGCTGTTCGACGGTCCTTTGTTTCAGAAGGCGCTGGCTAATGCCAGGCTGATGAAACCAACCGCATTTGCTCCCGGTCTTGAGGGTCAGCATGGAGCACAGATTGCCTCTAATCGCCTGCATGAAATGCGGGGATGGAAGCTGTTTGAAGTCGCACTTGCGAAACAGGCTATCGCCATTCCCAAGCGCCGTGAGATGCCAAAAGATAACTTCCCTGATGAAGGGAGGACGGAAGCAGAGTTTAAGTCCAAATAACCCACCACCATGAGTACAGAAGCCCCAGCCACACCAAAGTCATCTCCAGACGCGGGACTTGTTCCGCAAGTAAACTCAGACGCCGTTGCAAAAATGGCGGCTGAACGTGTCCAGCCCGAGCAGAAATTGCGGGACGGCATCCGAGATCTATACAAAAAAGATCCTACCCCGCCCCAGGCCATTGCTCAGGCCAACCCGCCGCCCGAGATTCCCAAGCAGGAGGCTACCAAGCAGGAGGCTCCAAAGCAGGAGACTCCAGCGGAAAAGAAGCAGGCCAGCGTCTTCGACAAGCTCACCAAGAAGGATGAAGCCAAAGCCGCCGTCGAAACACCGGTTGATCCTCTGGGTCACATCGAGGCTCCAAAGGACATGAGCGAGAAGGCGTCCGAGAATTGGAACAAGCTGAAGAAAGACGCCCAGACCAAGATCCTCGATGCGGAACGCCGCTTCAGCGAAGCTAACTCCCAGCTTGAGACCTACAAGAAGGCTACTCCAGCAGAGGGTGCCGAGATCGAGCGTCTGAAGTCCGAGTACAAGCAGGCGATGGATCGGCTCGCAGTCTTGGACATCCAGAGTCACCCAGACTTCGCCAAGCAGTATAATGAGCCAAAGTTAAAGGCTCTCGGTGAGGCAAAGGAGATCCTTTCCTACAACGGCAAGGATGATGTGGACCTGGCCCAGCTCCTTGCCAAGCCCCTGAAGGACTTCAATCAATCGGTTGCCGAGATGACTCGGGATATGAACGGCATGGACGCTACAAGCGTTCAGGCGACCCTGCGCCAGGCTTACAAGCTGGCGATCGAGGAGAAGGGAGCCCTGTCCAACGCCGGTCAGCTACGCCAGAGCCTTGAGGCCAAGAACGCCCTTGATAGTAAGAAGGCGTTTGAGGAAACGTGGGGCAACTTCGGTGGGGCCGAGAACCTTTTGACGGCGGTGGACATCCCAGAGGATGCCGCTCCCGAGGAAAAGGCAGAGCTTTCCGCCTATAATCAGGCGATCCAACAGGTACGTCCTAACGCCGAAAAGTACGCTTTTGGTCGTTTGGATGCTAAATCTGCCGCCCAAGTAGCATCTAAGGCTGCTATTCTTGACACTATGGTGAACGTAGTGGTTCCCCGTATGAACAAGGAATACTCCCAAGTTCTGTCCGAGCGCAACGCCCTGCTCGCTGAGCTCAAGGCTATCCGTGGGGCAAAGAACCCAGGCAACTTCTCCACGACGCCTGCGGCTGCTACGAATGATCCCAAGGTGGCGTATGAACAGGCTAGGTCAGCTATGAAGGCAGCTTTTCGTTAATACTTGACGGACTGCACGGGCAGATTGAAGCCACTCCTAGCCTAAGCAGGGGTGGCTTCCTGTTGTTTGGATTAGCCTAAGGGATCGGCGGCTCCGATCTGGTTGCGACTCGATGCGCCTAGCGCGTCCGCACCGATATAAACAACAACGTCAGTCTTAACTCAGTACTACCATGCCCGATCTCGTAGCAGTAAATAACTTCTTCACGCAGAGCGTGAATCAATTCGTTGAGCCGATCTATAACTGGATCTGGCGCACCAACCCGTTCATCTCGATCGTTCCCCGTGCGGAATTCACCCCGATGGATGGTCTCATCCCAAAGGTTGTCACCACGACCTCTGAACTCCCGACCGAGTACCCAGATTGGTCCGGCCTGTCCCTGTCTGATGGCACTACCACCTCTTGCGATGTGGAGACCACGCAGATCATCGACGGTACGATCGAGCGCAACTATCAGCTTGAGGTTGCCGCTTGGAACAGCCGCGTCCTTTGCTTGACCGATCTCCAGTTCGACTGGCAGGCCGAGCAGGAAGTTGCGAACCTCCAGAAGAACCTGATGCAGTACATGACTGTCACCTGGTCCGACTGGTATCGCATCAAGTCGCTCGCCGCCTGTAACAACAAGGTCACCACCTTGGCTGCTGGCGCTACGGATCAGGACGCGAATTCCAATGCGAATTTCTCGGGCCTGACCCTGCCAACCACATACCTGAGCTGGGATCACCTGACCCCACTGTACGACCTGCTCATGCAGGCCGGTGCCGAGGCTAACGCCGTTGGTTACTCCGAGGGCCAGCCCCTTGTGTCGCTCGTCTGCGGGCCTGGCGTTAAGCGCCGCCTGTGGCAGGATGACACCAAGGTGCGTGACACCGTGAACTGGGGCGATGCGTTCCAGAACTTCACGGCTCGCGGTATCAACACCTCCATCAACGGGTTCATCCCGAACATGGATCTGTATCCGATCCGGTATGCCGCCAACGGCACGACCAAGATCTACCCGACGATCAACACCGCCGCGACCAAGGGTATGCGTTCCATACCGAACCCCGATTACCTGACTGTCGCCCGTGGCGGTCTGGCGGTGTACGAGGTGGCCTACATCATGCCCCGCGATGTGTGGGAGGCCCGAGTCCGTCCTGTTGGTCCTACCAACTACGGCATGGCCGCGTTCAACCCAGTCAGCTACGTTGGTGATCTCCGCTGGATCAACAACCCCGACATGGGTTCGAATTATCTCGGCACGAAGGGGTTCTACAACCTCCAGATCCAGGCTGCTTCCCGCCCGGTTCGCCCCGAGATCGGTTACGCGATCCTCACGCTCGCGGTCGATTAATCGCCGCTGTTATAGCCATAAAATCGCCCGGCTCCCTTCAAGGGGGTCGGGCTTTTTTCTTGAATGATAACGACTAGCGATTAAAAAATATATCCAGATGCACCATATCAAAGCGCACATCAGCGACATTTTAGCTATAATTTCAGGCGGGTCAGCAATTACTGCGTGGCAAGAGCAACTAGACTGGACGTTGCGAATCGTAGCATCGTTGGTAGCTATCGCAGCGGCGGTGTATTCAATCAGTCACCGAAGCAAAAAACTTAACGCCAACCCTGAGCAGCCCGACGACCAATAATAGAATGAGCGTCTTGGAAGCTAGTTAGAGCAGCAGAGTCTTCGGTAAATCCCATCTTGATCAGGAAGTTCATCTGCTTGGGCGTGCAGAGTCCCAGCTTTATGCGGGACGAGATTCGGTCAATGATCTTAGCGGCATGACCCCGGCAAGTAATTTGGGTAATGTCGATGCCGTTGCGCTCTAGGATCTGGAGTTGATTGAGGTCTGGGGAAAACGTATCCGCCTGATCAACAGGGGTGTAGTTCTGGAGTGCGCTATCTCCCACGTTCACGGCAAAGGCGATAGGATCTATGAGTCTGGAGTTCTTGCGGCTATGCTTCTTCGCTGCCTTGGCAAGTGACGCCAGCAAATCCCGCTCGGCCAAAGCCTCGGCTTCGCAGAGGTCTGGGTTATCTACATCCATCTTCTCGCGGATCTCAGGGCGGGTCGCCACTAGGTCGATCGGCTTGATCAGGTCTAGGCGATCGGTGAGCCAAAGAAAGTCGAGGATCAACATATTCGGCTTCAAGGAGTTCTTGATCGCCTCTAGTCGCAGCTTGGGGTCATCAATGCCGTCGATAAGCCCCGTCAGGGTACGGGTGCATCGTCCGACTGCCTGAACGTAGAGGCTTCGGATCTTGGTGGGGCGCAAGATGCAGACGCATGATGCCGAGTCACAATCCCAGCCTTCGATCAGGAGCATAGCGCAAGCAATGACACATCCAGGCTTACCCTTGTCGAACGCCTCGATCTTCTCGGTGCGATCATGGCAGTCTCCAGAAACAAAGCTGCCGTTGAGCCCGGCTTCAGTCACCGCCTCGGCAAGGAGCTTGGCCGTCTCAACCGATGGGGTAAAAACGACTGTCTTGCGGTCACTAGCCTCGGCTTTGATGCAGGCCGCAATCGTCTTAAGGAACGGTGTGATGCGCTCGGCAATCTGTCCGGCGTCGTAGTCTCCTCCGGTCTTCTTGATTCCCTTAAGGTCTATCTTCAGAGGTACGTTCTTGACTAAAGGGCGCACAAGATAGCCGTCCCTGACCGCCTGGAGCAGTCCGTGGTCGAAGCAGACTAGCTGGAAGAACTCACCTAGGCTTCGCTTGTCGCCTCGATCAGCGGTCGCAGTCACCCCAAGGATCTTGGCGTAGCACTTGTTTGGGATGTCTGGCGCTGGAAGATCCCAGCCTTCGACTAAAGACTCTGCGCCAAAGTGGAAGTAGCGCATGACCCTCTGGTAGGACGCGGCGAGACTCCGGTGCGCCTCATCCACGATCACTAAGGTAAAATGGTTGTCCTTGAATCCTATTAGGCGCGTCTGCCGAGATATGGTCTGGATCGAAGCGACAACGATCTTGGCGCTGGGGGAAGCAAACTGGTCTGCCTTCTCCTTGTCGGCAATCAGGCCGGTCGATCGCCTGAGCTTGTCGATCGCCTGCTCAAGGAGTTCGTCGGTGTGGGCGAGAATCAAGACCCTGCCGCCTTTCTCGACCTCCTCTTGGGCGATGCGAGAAAAGCAGACGGTCTTGCCTAGGCCGGTCGCCATGACAATTAACTGGCGGCTGGCCTTGGCCCATCCCTCCTGCACCGCCTGAAGGCAGGCGATCTGGTAGTCTCGGAGATTTACCTTGCGGGGGGCGGGAGCAAAATCGAAATCGTCGTCGATCACTTGGACCTCCAGTAAATCGCATCAACGCGCTCGGCGTAATCGCCCTTACGGATCGAATAGGTTCGGGTATTATATGCAGTCCAACCGGCGCAATAGACCAAGGCGACTGAGTACGGGGTGACTTGGTAGCGTCCTTTGTTCAGGTGCAACTTGATCCAATCGAGATGAAGATCGACGATCTCATCCTCCAGGCGCTCCACGTTCTCGTCCGTGAAGTCCTCCATTGTGTACTGATACCAGAGACTCTTGGTGATCTGGTATCTGCCTTTCTCTCCAGCAGCGCCGTCCTTGCCGCTCCAGCCTTCGACCTGAGCGATCGCGGACTTGAGGGTGCTTAACTTGATGGATGGGGCTCCTCTTTCTTGAGCGTCTAGGCGGATCGCCATAGCTAAAACTACGAGCAGCAAGCAGGCGGAAAAAATAATAAATGTCATTCTGAGCATGGTTGGATGACGACTTGGCAACCGGGGTTGGGGCCGTATCGTTTTAATGCCCGCAACATAACCGTCGCTGAATCATCGTCGTAGATGATGCCAGTCATTGCGTCCTCGGTGCTACGGGCGAGCTTGAGAACATCGGGTGTATTTGTGTGCCAGATCGGAGCTTCGGGACGAAGCTCGTGAGCACGCCTGCCGGTGAAGAAATGGGACTTCGGGCGAGGCATAGAAAAAAGAAAATCGACGCGGAGGGGCTGTCTAAAGGGCTGGGCCGGGCGATGCTCGTAGGCAAATGCCGCTACGAGTGACCGCCATGCCTTTGTCTTTTCCCCGCCCGCGTCGATGATAATGGCCCTGCCAGTCCTTCTCCCGATGCCCATGAACTTTTTTGATCCACCTGGCGATGGTATGCCGGGGACAAAAAAGCTGATGGTTCCAACCGGACCAAAATCCGGTTCATCGGGAAAAGGGTTGTGGAGCATTAGTAGGGAACGTCGTCGTCGGCTGGCTTGGAGGCTGGCTTGGACGGCGTGACATTCACCACGCCTGCCTTCTTCATCTCCTGGCGGATGTAATCCTTGACGGTGTTGCGGTCGGGCCAAAACCCGCCGTCGTCCTTGGCCTTGCCCTTCTGGACTCCGATCTTGGCGTAGCCGGTGCGCCCGACGCAGTTCTCGGCGGTCAGCGTGCCGGACTCGTATTGAGCCGTGAGCCCGCTGTAAGCGCAGAAATGGAACAGCTTGAACGCGATCGACTCCATGAGGTAGTCGTCAAGAAGCGAGCCGTGAGTGTCGCCCTCAAAAATCTTGAGAGTGACAACGATCATGTCGTTGCCCGCTTTGGACTGCTTGGCGACAGCCTTGATGACTTCAAACGGGTAAGTGCCGTCTGGGATCAGATTGCCTGCGGACAGTTCGTTTTCTTTCTTGGGTGCGAATTTCATAGGTAGTAGCGTGGCTTGGGATTCTTGATGAGTTTAGCTGTCAGCTTCTGATGGCGGTGCCATGCGTGAGCGGAGATCAGCTTGGGCTTATTGCGGCGGGTTTTCATGCGGAGATCTTCTTCTTGAGGAAGGACTGCCAAGTTGCGGCCTGCTCGGTGGTCATCTCTTCCCACTTGGCGACACCGAACTTGTCGAAGCCCTTCTGGATGTCCTCGTCAGGGATGCGGACGATCTCCAGCAGCTTCTTGATCTCGGCCACCTGATCAGGCATGGCAAGGGTGACGGTGCCAGCCTCGGACTCGATGACATCCTTGCCGATGCGGGCGGCGAACTCGGCGTAGTCGAGGTTGAAAGAGTCGGCATCGGGGAACGCCATGATGCGGCTCTTCTTCACGATAGCGACACGCTGGGGTCCGCGCTTGACGACCTGAATCGCAAGATCCAGCTCGTATATCAGCTTGTCCCAGCAGTCTGGGATGCGGCCAATCTCGGTACGCTGGCCGGTGCGATCGAGGCCCCACTCGGCGGCTTCGTGGCAGACGAACCAGATGTTCATGTCCAGGCGTGAAGCCCACATGATCATCCGGCGCATGGCGGCGACGGCGGGCTTTTTGGAAGCGCCGAAAGCGTCCTTGTCACCAAGGCGCTCCTGCTCGGCGGCGATCGTGGTCTGGAACAGCTTGGTCAGCGAGTCCACGATCAGCGTCTTGTACTGGTGCTTTTCCGTCGCCAGCGCCTGCATCTGGTCGATGAGGGTGTCGAAGGACAGGGTGCCGTCCTCTGGACCCATGTAAACACCGCCTGAGTCAGCGAGGAGCTTGCGGTACTGGGGGCCTTTCGCCCCGCCTTCAACGTCGTAGTAGTACGGGGCAGGAAAGCTCAGGGCCAACGTCGTCTTGCCGACGCCGCTGATGCCGTAAATAACGGCTTTGATCTTGCCGGGTTTGACTAACTCTGGGGCTTTCGCCTTCAGTCTGGATGATGCCATCTTGGTGGTGGGTTTTGGTTTTGGCTGAACTGGTTGAACTACCGCCAACTCTACCACAGGGGGTGGGACATTGGTGGTTACAGGGGTGGATTTAATTTCTGGCAAAGGCGCGGCGGTGGCTTCGACTTCAGCAATCTCGCGCACGACGGCACCGACATTGCCGGTCTTGACGTTCACCCGGCCCTCCAATGTCAGAGCCATACGGCGGTCAATGTTCCAGAGTGGGTTTGCTACCAGGGTTCCATCTGGAAGCGTGGTCGCGCCTCCAAGGTGGAACACGGTTCCGATGTAGTCCCCGCTGACTTCAGCGCGGACGCTAGGAGTTTCGACGCCTTGCACCTTTGGGAGGTGCGTGACGAACGACTCGATCTTGCAGTGGACGGTCATAACTTGGCCGTCTTTCAGGATGTTCGTGGTTGTGCTCACAAGTGCGACGTTGTTTGAGGTTGGTCATGCGTCAAGAGCATATTTCCACTTTCCCTTAGGCTGGGTCAGGAAAAGCCTGATAAAGAGATTGACGCAGATTTTTTGAAGCTCTTGCTGCGAGCCATGTCGCTCGATCCGTCTCTACTCAAATCGTTGCTGAAAACGAATCCCAGATTGAAGCCCTGCACCCCACGCCAAGTGGAAATCTGGCGACTCCTATCTCTAGGAGCGACGGTTATCGAGGTAGCCAAGGAGCTGGATCTTTCCACCAAGACCATCGAAACCCACATTGCGAATATCAAGGACAGGACTGGATGCCGCAATCTGTCTGACCTCACACGCGCTGCGATTATCGCAGGGCTCATCAAGCCTTCCGACTCGATCTAAAATGAGCGACATTGATTCTGACGGTCTCCCGTCCCTGCCATCTAGCCGCGTTCCGCACCGTCCGGCTCCAGCCGCTCGTCAGTTGCCGCATAGCATCGAGGCCGAGGAGAATCTGATCTCGGCGTGCTTTGTTGATTCACTCGATGTCATGTCCCGCGCTATTGAGGCGGGCGTAGGCGCTGAATCTTTTTATCAGCCGAAGAACTCGATCGTCTTTGGGTGCATGATGCACCTGATGAAGAACAAGCTGCCGGTCGATCTGGCTGTTGTTGCCGAGGAACTGAAGGCATCGAAGCAGCTCGATGCGATCGGTGGCTATGCCTTTCTGATCGAGGTGAGCGGTCGCGTTTCGACTACGGTTCAGGCGGCGTACTTCATCGAGAAGATCCGTAAGCTCCAGGCGATGCGGGAAATTATTCGTGCATCGAACGCGATAACTGAGGCGGCGTACAATGCTGACGGCGATGCAACTGGGATGATCGAGCAGTTCCGGCTCGCGCTCACGGCGTCATTCACGCCGAGGAACGTCGAGAAGCCTCGGGGCATTTTTGACTACGAGGTTCCCCCTCCAAATGACTCCTCGATCTTACTCGGCAATCGCTACTTTGTCCGAGGTGATGCCGGTGTTGTCGTCGGCACTTCAGGGACAGGCAAATCGTCGATCTCGATCCAGATGGCGGTGACTTGGGCTCTGGGCCTGCCTTTCTTTAAGATTCCACCTAACGGGAAGTTGCGGTCGCTGATCATTCAGGCCGAGGACTCTGAGGGCGACATTGCCGAGGTAGTGAACGGCATGGCGGCGGGCTTGAATCTGACACCTGAGCAGATCAAATCCGTGAACGAGAACGTGCTGGTGGTGACCGAACGCACCCGGCGCGGCAACGAATTCCTTGCGCGGCTTCGGCATCTGGTCGAGGAGTACAAGCCGGATCTGGTCTGGATCAATCCGCTCCAGAGCTTCATGTCCGGCGATCTGACGAAGGGCGAGGATCTGGGGAAGTTCCTGCGTGAGGGCTTGAACAGCATCAACACCCCGCCGCGATTCGGGATCATCGTTGTTCACCATACCACTAAGCCCCCGGCTGAAAAAGTGGAGCGGTCTTGGAGTGAGGTGATGTACGATATGGCTGGCGGCGCTGAGATCATCAACTGGGCTCGATTCATCATGTCCCTGAGGGCTGACGAGAACCAGGGTGAGTTTAGACTGGTCCTCGCCAAGCGCGGGCGTCGTGCCGGTGTCACCAAGCGCGTCGAGCAGGGTGCCGGTGAGCGCGATGAGATCGTGACTACCATCAAGCTGCGTCATGCAATCGGAACCCATGTCGTGAACGGCATCACGATTCCGCTGATATTCTGGGAGAGCGACGAGGATCGAGTCGAGAAGTCCAAGGCTACCAAGAAAGGGCCGGGGCTTGATTTCGGTGAGATCAAATCAGCTATCCCTCGCGGTCTGGATAACGCTGCAACGTGGCCCCAGATCAAGAGATCGCTATCGGGTAAGAAGAAAGTCTCCGAGGCTGCGCTGGCTGATGCGCTGATCGAGTGGGCGCGTGACGGACTGATCAAGTCGGACGCTTCAGATCCTAACACCCCAAAGTATTACCTCTGAAGTTTGCGGCTGATCTTGTACTGACGCACTTCAGAATCATCCGCGATCTGGGCGAGAAGATTCTGGGTGCCGATAGTCGAGCCTGGCGTCAGCGAAGAGCAGAGGCTTTGGATCTCCTGCTCGCTTTCCAGCAAGTGCTGATAGCACAAGCCAACCGTCGTGATCGGGTACTCGTCGAGTTCAGCGGCGGCTTCCTGTGTGACATCATTAAGGTCGATCTCGTCGCCAAGCCCGATAATGCGCTCCACGATCGAGTCATATGCTGACTCGTAATCCGCATAGGCTTTGCCGAAAAACTTATGGTCCTCGAAAAAGGTGGCACCTTTTGCCAGGTTGTGCGCGTTGTGAGCGACGAACTGGGCGGTGCGGAGTTCAACGGCGAGTTCTTTCATGGCTTTGGGCTGTCAAACCCTTATAGGGTTTGCAACCGTTTTACACTTGATCGTATCAAGAGAATACATTTCAATTTCCTTCCGTGAAGACTACGTTTTCGGGGGAATTGGTCCGAGCAGCTTTGGGTAAGTTTCCAGATATGCCGAGCCGGACCGTGGCTCGACACCTGTTTAAGGAACACAAAGGCGTTTGGTTAAGTATTGAGGCTGCAAGACTTGCCGTGCTTTACCATCGAGGGCGATCAAAAGGAAGTGGCAGAAAGACGTTCATCAAGAACCCGATCGTTTCAAATTGCCTGACGAAGGCGCACCGGCCCGACATTTTTGTACCGCCGTCAGATGCCGAGGCTTTCTTGCCTCACGTTGTCGAGATCGGTAAGGGCGTCCTGGCTGCGGCACTAGGAGACATTCACTTCCCGTATCACGATCAGCAAGCGGTCCAGTCTGCCGTGAACCACATCAGGAAGATCGGGGCGAACCTGATAATCCTGAACGGCGACACGCTCGATTTCCACCGGGTCAGCCGGTTTAACAAAGATCCACGGGCGCGGAATGTTAAATCGGAAATCGAAATGGCGCGTGAATTCCTCGACTGGATTGACGAACTTTTCCCGAAAGCTCGCAAGATATGGAAAGACGGAAATCACGATGAGCGATACAGTCACTATCACTCGCAAAATTCTCCTGAGACTTTTGAAATCATTCAGGAAATGGCCGGACTCGATAAGCTCCTGGAGCTGGAAGACCGGGGTTGGGAATACGTTACCGGAAAGCGGCCAATCTATCTCGGGAATTTCACGCTTATTCACGGCCATGAGTTCCAGACTCCGGTGATCGGGCCGGTAAATGCGGCGCGAGGTTTGTTTCTAAAAGCAAAAAGATCCTCGGGGGTGCATCACCATCACCAAGTTTCGGAGCACGGTGAGCCGGACATTCGATTCACTCAACAAGCGTGTTGGTCATTCGGATGCCTCTGCGATCTGCACCCACAGTATATGCCTTTTAACAAGTGGGCGCATGGCTACGGGGAAATCGAAGTCGAGCCGAGCGGACAGTTTGAAGTTCGAAATCACAAGATCATCAACGGGCGGGTTGTTTAACCGACTGATCCGTTCGTGGGGTTGGTGTGGTCATTTTGTTTGGTGGTTCATGGCGGCGTCGATACAGCTGGCGGCGCTTCCCACCGTATCTTTAAGCACGCGAAAACCTCTTGATGTTCTCGGTCTCTTGTCTGCCAGCCCGATCCACTGGCGGGTTTTACCTCCGTTGGCTTCCATCCCGCTCCGCGCAAACTAGATCCTGACTCAGACCGTAGCGTATAAGTTACCATCCGTGTTCCGCCCATTGAGAACCAGACGCGGCGACAAGCGCCGTATAAAAACGAACAAGTCCCCAATGGGGCATCAGGGATAACACAGAGCCGATTAACTTCCGCCGTAAAATGATGGTCTAGTTTTCTCGCTATAGGCCGCCCAACGATAGCGACACCGACTAAAACGCCTTCATGCTCCGCCCCGATAGAAAAACGGTGTTCTGTTACCGGCTTGTTATGCCGGTGCCACTCCGCGACAAGTTCGTTTGCTCGCTGGAGAGTTAAAGGGATCAATTTCATTTTCACTTCGGCGCCGCGCCGGGGTTAGGGGTTGGATTCAGGCTGAGTGGTAGTGCGGAAATTCGTGCTTTGGTCGCTGGCCCGGCGGCGTAGGCGCGAGCCTCGCAAAGAGCCCTATCGCTCGGCGTGCCGATGGTGGTGGCGCAAAACTCTTTTGGCGATAGCTTAAGTAGGTGTGTTTTCATGGTGATGATTGGTTCTCCAGGCGTTGCTTAATTACGGTGGCGATCGAGGTCGAAGAGCGGCCAATCACTTCGGCAATCTGATAATCAGTCATGCCGTGCTCGTAGAGTTCCATTATCTCGGCCTTCTCTTTGTTCGTCAAAGCGGTGCGAAAAATCTGGTCCGGTTTGCTCTTAGGCATCGCAGTATTTTGCTTTGCGGCCATGTGCCTGTGCTTGTGCAGCAAGTACATGATCGCGGTCATTGTTTCAGATACTTCAGGCATGGGATGTTTCGATTATGTCAGTCACTGACTGGATGAACTCCGCCGCGAGCTGCGGACAGATTGCATTGCCGTAGCCCCGCAGGAGTCCCACGCGGCCGGGTAGCCCATCAACCAACGGGAAAATGCCGGGTTCAATACGCCTCGACCGCCCATCTTTGCACCCGATCGTTTCGGAGTTTTCCCAAAAACATTCAGGATCACTTGGGTTGTTAGAGAAATTTGAGTCCCCTTTTTTCCCCTGGTTCGATCCTGAAATCCCTGTCGAGCTTCTGATGCTACCGGAGATTGCCACCCAGAATAAGCGTTGCCTGACCTGTGGGCTTCCGACGCTCGCAGCGCACAAATCGGCCCCCCCGACTCCATATCCCATTCCTTCCAAGTCAGTTCGTACTCCGTCGAGCCATAAGCGGCCAGACGCGCTCGCAACCTGCTCGCCAAAGACACTTGTAGGGCGGCACTCTTTGATGAGGCGTTGGAATTGAGGCCAAAAATGTCTAGGGTCTGCTGTTCCAAGTTGCTTTCCAGAGTTGCTGAAAGGCTGGCAAGGGCAGGAGCCTGTCCACACGGGTCGATCTTGGGGCCAGTTGGCGAGCTGGAGGGCAAGGGACCATCCCCCAATTCCGGCAAAGAAATGGCATTGGTTATACTTCCGCAAATCTCCGGGCTGAACATCAGCGATTGAACGCTCGTCAATGTCGCCGGATGGGATGTGTCCGCATCTGATAAGTTCGCGCAGCCATGCTGCGGCTTTTGGATCGAATTCATTGTAATAATTCATTAGGCCGTCTCCACTTCGACAGTAATGCGCTTGGTCGCTTCGTCGTAATAAAAGTTGGTGATCTCTAGCTGCCGGGTTCCGTCTGTCACACGGAACGATCGAAACGGGTGCGCTTGCAATTTACGCAAGGTCGCCGCGTTGTCCCAACCGTCAGCCTGGTCTTGCTCCTGCTGCTTAGTTGCAGGGTTAAGCACAAAGTAATTTTCCATGTTAGGTCAGGCGGTAAAGCCCTTGAGAGGTTTTGGTGATCTGGTTTGCAGCTACGGCATCGGAAAGCACGCGGGCAAAAGCGTACCGGCTCATCTCAGGCAGGCGCTTGGCGATTTCGGTGAACTTGACCGTCTCGCCCTCCACCATGACAGAGACAACTTGAGCAGAAGACCACTTGCGGCGCGACGGAGCAGGCGAAGACGGCGTAGCCCCTGGTAAGTCATCGACCCACGCCTTAGGCTTAATCTCGCCGGACTTCTCCGATTCAGGATCGACGCAGAAACGGATCTGCTTTCGCTTCGTCCAATCGACCGCTAGGATCTCAATGAACCCACGGTGGATCAGTCGCTTGATTCGCGTCTCCACGGTTCGTTCGCACACGTTAAGCTGCGAGGCCAATTTCTCTTTGGCATCGGCCAGAGCGACACAGAATCCTGCTTCAGGCAGGACGCAGAACTGAGTAAACAGATCCTTGTCCAAAACCTTTAACGAGCTAGGAACGGCGGAAGCGATCGCGTCACGCCATTGGAAGCAGAAATGATCCGCCTCCACGGTGAGGGAAACAGGGTTTAAGCGGCATATTCCGCTTTGGTAGTATTTGCAGGTGGAACACTTCATGGGATGGGAATTGAGCATTAAGTCGTGAGCTTTTCAATCACGATTTTGGGGTTTGGGTGCGTCGGGAGTCCAGTCCTCGTAGCTTGCGGCCACGGCTGGATTTTTCACCGGGCGTTTAAGCCTGGGTCTGGGCTTGGGCTTGGGCTTCATCGGATCATGCCGAGACCGGTCACGGTGTCGGTGACTTGCCCCTGCGCTTGATCCAAAAGGATCTTTATGTCGGTCAGCGTTTTCATCGCTTCGTTGTATTTCACGACCAGTAGCTCGATCTCGATCGCGTGAGCCTCTAGCTCATCGGCAACGTCGATCGCGCCGGCCATAAGTGCCTCAATGCGGTGGATTCGTAGGTACTCGGCTGCGCCGGTTGCGCCGGGCGTGAACGTGATGCTGTTGGGTGTGGTTTTCATGGGTGGGGGTTAGTTTGCGGCGTGATTGTCGCGTGCAGCCTTCCTCGTGGGGAAAGCTGGGGAGACAATCATCAACCATAGCACTTAAAAACCGCCAGACCGTAGATCGCGCAATACGACTTGAATTGCGAAATCGTCCTGAATCCCGCAGTCATCTGGGCTCGCACGTTGGGCGGAAATTCAAGCGTTATGTGGACGGCGATGAATGACGGTTTCTTTTTGACGTAAATCATAGCCGTTCGGCGGTCCAAAATTTGGGCGTGGGTTTTCATGGGTGGGGGTGGTGAATTGAAATTGATTATTATGGTCTTTGTTACCGCCAGACCGACGACTTCCTGACGTAGGACTGAAGCTCTGCGCTCCGCTTGCCCTTGCTCATAGATTTCCAGTCCGTTTCGATTTCAGTCCCGGAATAATGAATCCCGGCAAACCCGCCGTCAGTTTCGTCAAGGGCGTCCATCACTTTGCCTAGCGCAGAATCGAAATCGTCCATTAGGACAGCTTTTTCAATTACGGGCTTAAGTTTAAGCCATTGCCGGAATAGGCGAAGACCTTCCTCTGCAATCTCTGGACTTGTCGCCTTAAGGCACCAAATCGTAAAAAGATCGTCCGATTCCCAATCCCATCCGCATTTAGTTGCGGCATCGAACGCTTCCGTCTGAAGCAAAATTTCGTTATCGGCCTCCGCTAATGCCGCTTTATGCGCGGATTCAAGGAGGGCGATGACGGTGGCGGGATCTGGCGTTTGGGTGGTGGTTTCTAATGTCATATTATGGTGGGATTGACTGACGTTTTTGTTTTTCGGAATACCCTTATTATGGGGTAAATTGATTTGAATTTCGTTTTTGGTTTTCTTCGCCTGGCGCGATGGATTTTGAAGTTTCCAATTCAGGTGGAATTTCACCTGGTGCGGACCTTGGAGCTGGGAACGGGGCCGGGGGCCGGGGGCCGGGGGCCGGGGCCGGACGGGGCCGGGGGCCTGGACGGGGCCGGGGGCCTGGACGGGGCCGGGGGCCTGGACGGGGCCGGGGGCC